TAGCGAGTACGGTTATTGAGGTTCACAGGTTCACAGATTTTGGGCCCTTAACCATCGTCGGTTATGCAGACCGACTCTCATCCAGCGGGTACAATGCAGAGCTGGATAGGCTGCACAGAATCATCGCAGAAGGTAGGTTAAATGGTATTGGGGGTCAGGCGGCGATTGCCGTCACCCTGGATAACGCAGCTTACAATTATTCCGTATGGTCCCTGGACACTATCAAAGGACCGACGAGGCAGGCGGTAGCCAATCAGTTTTTAGCAACTGACAACAGCATAGCCACCAAAGCACCCCTGCTATCCCCAGTATTGACAGGCACCCCCACGGCCCCAAGCCCTCCCGCGTCAGATGCAACCCTTAAGATTGCGAACACGGGATGGGCACAGGCTGAGTTCCTGAGTAAACTCGGGGGGACGGTTACCGGAACCACAGACTTTCAGGGTATCACAACAGCCATCACAAGAGCGGCTAATGATAACACGACTAAGCTTGCAACCACTGCATATTGTGATGTTAATTTTGTTGATTTAGCTGATACGCAAACGATTACGGGAGCGAAGACGTTCTCAGGAACTACGATAGTACCGACGAAGGCAGTTGACAACAACACAACCGAAGCAGCATCTACCGCCTTTGTCATCGGTCAGGCCAACAGCGCGGTAACCCCGATTGTGGATGGGGCTGCTACGATTGGTACCAGTACCCGATATGCCAGAGCTGACCACATCCACCCCACAGATACGTCAAGAGCACCATTGGCCTCTCCTGGACTCACAGGGACACCAACAGCACCCACAGCAGCAGTTGATACCAGCACAACCCAGATAGCCACTACAGCCTATGTAATAGGGCAGGGTTACGCTAAGTTAGCCGGACCCACATTCACCGGAGTACCAGCGGCACCCACGGCAGCGGTCAACACGAACACAACCCAAGTCGCTACAACAGCTTTTGTTCTGGGTCAGTTATCTTCTTCAACGCCATTACGGGAAACCCAAGCCGGGGCTGTGGGGACTGGCACAACCTTTGCCAGAGCTGACCACATTCACCCGTCATTTCAGAATACCTTTGCAACAACTAAGAAGGATTCATCGGGCGCAACAGCAGCAGACACCCCGATTGTGTTTGCAGCGGACAGTGACCCGAACTCATTACTGGACACGGTGAACTTTAGGTACACGGCACCTCAGGCAGGAGTGTACATCGTGAGTATAAACGCTTCTGTTAACGTTGCAACAGGGTTTTATGTCCGTATCAACAATACGACAAGCACAAGACAACGAAAATTTGAGGCCAACGTACAATCGACAGCGACGTGGCTTCTACAGTTAGCAGCATCAGATTTTGTAGACATCCGAACTGGGGCCATCTGCACGGTCGCAACAGCATCGGACTTCTATTTCATAAGAGTTGCCTAGACAACAAAAAACCCCCTAGAAGCGTAATGCCTCTAGGGGGTTTCTTTTATGCAGCCTCTTCTATTTTACCTGGATGTAGAATATGTTTTCTGACATCCACAACGTACTCAGTGGGTTTGTTGTAGCCATTGTTATCCACAACGATATCGTAGAAAACATGTCGGTACTTAGTGAATTTCATGCTAGGGGGCACGAGGCACGCACCAGTCTGAGACCTCTTGAACACTTCGGGTGCTGGGGGAGGGGCTTGAAGCAGACCATCATGGACATACTCAGCAAGTTTGCCCCAGTCTGTGCATTCAGTGAGCAGGGGGATTAAGTGGTTGGCTCGGTTGGTAGCTTGTTCTCGCAACTCGTCGGTGAGGAACTGAACCCCAATCTCTGAAGTATTCTTGTTGAAGAAAACCCAGCACCCAGGCAAGCCCAAACACTGTTCGTACAGGGCAAGTTGTGTCACGTACCCGCGCTCATCATCGGGCTTCTTCATGAATGACGTGTAGTACCTATCGTTTGCCGTCTTTGCCTCAATGATGAACTTCTCACCCTCAGGAGACTCAACAACGATATCACTGTGCCCTGGAACCCCATTATAAACAATGCGATTATCACCCCCCACAGTTTCATGGAACAGGGTGCTGTTGTTGTGGTCAACAATCTTATAGCCAGCGGCCTCTAGAATGAAGATTAGAAGGGACTCGAAGACATCTCCAAGGTGAAAGGTTATCCTTTGTTTGAGTGCGATGCCCCCATCGTACTCGAATCCCATCCCCCATAGGGCTTGCATAACAGCAGGTTTCCCTAACTGAGACAACCGCAACCCAGTGTACTTCTCACGAGGGTTAAGGTGTCGTTTAAGAGACTGCTCAACACCTTCCTTATACAGGTTAAGGGAACTCTCCTGCATCAAGCACGATGCTAGGTCTAACTTGGTTAAGCGCCCCTGGAGCTGGAGCATGGATGTATTGTTGAGGGGAAACGTGCTCATGTTTTTGCAACTCAAACTCAAGGACTGCTAAGGCATTCCATGCAGCGTGCGCTAGATGGAGTAGGTTAGATTCTTTATCTGTTAATTCACCGGAGTGGTAAGCCATAAGGTGGCGGTAGAGTGCATCGGTGTACCTTCTTTGAGCATTTTCTACGAACCTCCAACCGTAATCGGTGTACTTGTTAGCTCCAAAGGTTCCTACCTCAGCCACAGCCATCAATGCATTTGAGAAACCAGAGAACACCAAACCTGGTCTATTCTTGCCAGCGTCTAGCTTTGCTCCTGATTGGTGTTGGTCTAACCCATTTGGGTCTGTCATACCGCCTTGCCCTATTTTTCCAAAGTTAACCATGCCTTTAAGGGGCCACGAGGCCCCAATACATCAACGTTTAGTAGTAAGAAGCTTCTTTGCTGACAGGCACCTTGCCACCATCTTTCTTGTATGGGGGTTTGATGGTTCCCTTTAGGGTTGGGGCTTTTGGGTTGTCTGTGCTGTTTCTCCATAGCGAGATTTCTGCAATGGTATTGCCATCATCATCCTGGATAGTCCCTCTAAGCACGGGTGCATTCTCGTTGCTGGCAGCGTACTCATTTTTCCAGAGAGATACTTTGCCTGATAAGTCATTCATGTTGTTGTCCTTGTGTTGTTGTTGTTGTTTTTTGAATGCTATTGTCTTTATTACCAGAGTGAAGTTGATTCTTCTACTCGTTGTCTTTCACTGGGGGGAACCTTAGGTTGGTTCCGACTGGCATCCATTGCATCAACGTCCTCATTTCCCACAGTCGGGATGAGGAACGTTTTGAACAGCGCCTCTTTCAGGACGTAGGACATAACCTGTCCTGCAAGCTTGGCATCATCTTGGCCGGTGTTAGCAGCGGGTAGGTTGCGACACTTGACAAATGAACCGTCAGGAGCGAAGAAGGTCACCGTGTACTTAGCACTGAGCGTAAAGTCAATTCGTGACCCCTTAGCCGTCTCAACCACATTACGAGTAAACTCAGACTCCTCAGCATCCATAGTCAGGAACAGTCCCAACTCTGCGAACACTGCGTTCGCTGCTGCCAACGTAGAGTCAATGGAACGATAGTTGAAATTTTGAAACGAGTTCTTGGAGTTCTTCTTGATTCCCGCTTCCCCAAAAATCTTTAGGGCTTGGGCCATCAACCCATAAATTTGTGGAGTGTCAGTCATGTTCGGTTACCACTCTGTTATAAAGGTTACTAGGAATCGGTATTCACCGTCCACATACTGGACGAACGAGGCATTAAGGACATCTGGGCTAGCTTCCCAGTCCTTTTTAATTCTGTCCTTATCCTCATCACTGAAAGGTGTCCCAAAGACCCCCTTCATTTCAAACTTAGTTTTCATTACTCCTCCTTCCTAGATAACGGACTCGCACTACCTGTGTAAAAGCCTATTGATGCGCTAGCGGCACCTATTAGAACCCCACGGGCATTAGCATCTTTGTTGATAAAGGTTAGTGTACAAAGCACGGAGAATCCAGCAATGGCTAAGACGTGATGCATGGTCAATTTTTTCATGAGTCTTCCTCAACCGCAACAACCTCCGCTTCTACTGGTACCGCTCCGTCGTCATAAATGACTTCGTAGATGAAGTTCTCGCCATCAAAGGACTTGTACTGCACATCTACAGTCCCTGGTTCTAACCTTAAGTCAGCGAATATTCGCTCAGCAACAAGAGCGCAGATGTTCAAGAACAGTGACGCTTTGACTTCTCTATTTTGAATTGTCATGTTGAACCTCGTAAAAGTTGTAGGCGTTGTCTGGGTCTTGATTGAAGTACTTGATGGGGATATGGTTGAGCGCTGCAAAAGACACCTCATCCATTAAGCCTACTGAGTCTAACCATCCATCCAAGCAGAGTACGTGTAGCTCAGAAGCAAGAGCAAGCATGCCAAGACTATGGGCCTTCCAGAACTCATAGTTGGCAGCTACTTCAGCGTGCAGATGTATTGTTTGCCCGTGACAGATAGGTGAGTAGTAGACGAACCCATTCTTGCAGCCTACCTTGTCGGACATGTAGTTAGCCACAATGTTAACCCTACGGGATACCACAAGGGGGTCAGGGTGGCTGTAGGGTTGGCCAACATAAATCAACTTAGGCGTCATGAAAGAACTCCGTGTAACGTTGGTTAGCTTCTATGTTGGGGACGGCGGTTGTCACCCTTTCAAAACTGGTCATCGTTCGTTCTGCCCACTGTGCACTCTCAGGTAACTGGTTCAGAACTCGTTGACGGGACATGGCCGTCACAGTAAGGTCATCCATGAGACCACAGTTGACGTTACTCAGGAACTCGCAGGTCTTGCGAAGACTTTCAATCTTGCCATTCAGCTCATGGACGTAAAGCCTAGAAGCCTCGTAAACCTTAAATAGGTTGTCATACTGGACGTGCATGTCATCCAGTTCTTGTTGTAGTTGTTGCAGTGTTTTGAACATATTAAAACTCCACTCTAGAGGGGGCGATGCAGGCTCCATCGAAACTTGTATGGAACCTTGGCTAGTATCTCATTTAGGCGTCGGAGAAATTCAGCGTCCCTATCCTCAAGTGCCTTCTGGTACCGCAAGCACTCATGGTGGTTCTGTTTCTTAAGCTCAGTGATGACTGATTGTATGTTGCTCTGTTCTATTATTAGAGCTTCTTTGAGGCTCTTTATCTCTTCCTCATAAGCATCTACTGAGTTGTTAAAAGCACTCTCCCAATCCATATCATTTAGCATCACGCTAGGCATCTTCTAACCTCCCTTTCATTATCGCGTTCTCGAAAGCCAGCCATTTTAGTTTGTCTTCCAGATAAGCAACGTCATCATTTGCATCTTCAAGTTCCTTACACTTAATCTTGTAATCCCTTTCCAGCCTACGGTAGGCATCATAAAGTAGGTTGGTAAGTGCATCCATGCTAGTGAACCTCCTTCCAGTTCTTTCCAATTTTTGCATCACCCTTAATTGGACAATGACTTAATAGCGGTCTCTGGAACACCTGCTCCAAGTAATCGGCCAACCCTCTGGAGTTAGCTTCTGGCACATATAACAGGAGTTCATCATGGATTGACCCTGCGAGGAAAGCACCCATGATGTGGGCTGTTGGCAGTACTGCTAAGGTGAGAACCTTCAGCACGTCCGCCGCACTCCCTTGAAGAAGGGCGTTGAACACTTGTCGTTCTGCTCTGGCCTTCTTTTCGTGGTCCCGTGAGTTGATGTGTGGGTAGTAAAGCCTACGTCCCATGGCGGTATAGATGGTACCTTTGCGTTTCCTGCAAACATCCCATACCGACTCTTTGAGCTGCATGATGGGCATACCGTCGTACACCTTAGCAACAGCGTCCTTAGCTTCCGCAACCGTCACCCCCATCTGAACCGACAGTTTCTTGGGACCAGCGCCGTACAGCAGGGCATAAAGAAGCGTCTTTGCCTGTTGTCTGGTACACTGCCAAGTGTCAGCGTTCACCTGGTGAAAGTCCAGTCCGTCCCTGAATGCATGAGCAAGAGTTGTAAAACCGAATACCAGAGATAAGTAATGTGCAAGGGTTCGGGCCTCAATGTTTGAAAGGTCAATGGAGATTAAATCGTAGCCATCAGGAACCGTAACCAAAGAACGAATAGTAGAACCTATATCCCCAGAGGTCCAAATGTTTTGGAGATTAGGTTGTGAGCTGGATAGGCGACCTGTAATCGTTCCGCACTGGTTAAAGTTTCCATAGAGAACTGCATACTCTCCTGCGAGGGGTTCACTGTAATTAAGAAAGGCTTCAAGGTATGTTCCTATGGCCTTCTGATAGTCCTTGTACACCAAGATATTCTTGATTATTGGATAGTCCAGTTCCTCAAGAACATCAGCCTCAGTAGAGGGTTTACCGCTTTGTGTAAGCTTTTCAGGTTCCCAGCCCATGGACTTGAGCACGTGAATGATGTGGTCGCCAGAGGCTGGGTTAAACTCTTCAAGCTTGCAATGGTTCCAGGTCAGGACGCCATGCTTGGCAAAGTAACCAAAACCAGGGTCATCCTCTCGCTTGTAAATAACCTCCTTACCAGGGACAAGAGGGGCGATGGCGCGGACATCAGCCAAAGCATTCTCAACCTTAACCTCATACTCGTTGATGGCTTCAATGGTGCGGTTGCGGTCAATCACAAGACCTATCCGTTCCATTTCCAGGATGGCTTCAACGAAAGGGAGTTCGGTTTCTAGGTACCATTTGAGTTGCTTTGGGTCTTCCTCTAACTCTTTCAACAGAACCAAGCATAGGTTATAGGTTAGTTCGGTGTCTTTGAGGCAGTACTCAATGGTTTCAGGGGTCCACTCTAGGTGTCCTTTATCCTCAATCTCAATCTTGCCTTTTCCAAGATAACGCTTTGCAGTTTCATCTAGGGAGCAGGGCATAAGAGGGTTAAGGAGGTGTGCCATGAGCATGGTGTCATGGTAATCGTTGATTACGAACCCCTCACGCCTAAGAATCATCAAGTCGTACTTGGCGTTATGAAAGACTATCGTGTGGGCATCAAAGAAGTCATGCTGCAACCGCTCCTTATTTTTGAGTGCACTTTCTTTTGAAAATACATACGACTCTGGGTCACTTGATGGGTGATAGTGCCCGTAGAACACAAGCCCCAACAACTCACCCCCTAACCCTCTTGTTTCTGTATCACAGGCTAGTAGTGGTTTGGTCATTACTCAACCTCCTTCACAGGTTAGTGTTCTGACTTCGTAGTTAAGTGTTCTGCTGCGACCGCTAGAAAGGTAAGCCTCGCTACGATATTTCCGATTCTGTCATTTATAGCTTGTGTTAGTTCACCCTTCTTCTCCAGCTCCTCCATCTGCTCAAAAAGACTGTCAATAGTCTTCTGAGACACAACAATTCCCGCGTCTTGTACCCTGCTATGTACAGTTAAAGCTTCAGCAAGGATACCTTTTAACAAGTGTTCAGGAGTCATGTCTATTTGCCTCTATAACGTGTGTTAGTCAGTGAAGGATGGAACGTACCACCCCTCACTCGAACCTACCTTCTAAGCCCTTCTAGAGGGGTCTATTTGAGTGCTGCTGCAATATCAGCCACTAGACCTTCTAGGTCGGCAACCGTGCGCTCAATTATTACGAGGTCTTCTGCGTCAACCCCATTCTTCAAACCCTTAACCAAGCCTTGCAGTTCTGCAACGATTGCAGGTAAGCGCTTGATAATGGAAACGTAGGCACCAATTTTAGAGAAACTAAATTTCATTGTTGTTGTTGTCCTTGTTTGGTTGTTGTTGTTGTGGTCTAGAGAACAATGACTAGTAAGAAGCCTTCATCTTCCTCGTCGTCTTCTGCCTGTACTCGGTAGTCACTGGCCAACACTTGTTCTTCGGACATGATGTAGTACTCATCTTCATCATCATCTTCGTCAACGAGTTCTTCATCCTCCTTCTCATAACTATCAAAGAGCAGGTCTATGAAGGCTTCATAGAAGGCATCTTCATCATCTTCGTCAATGAAGTATTCATACGCCGCGTCTTTGCTGTCTATGATGTTTAAGAGTTTATTTAGAAACTCTGTAGACTCATCAACTTCTGTCTCGTCTTGAATAGCACCTTTGAATTCTTCGGTCATGTAGAGGTCCATGTTTGGTTATCCTTGTGTTGTTGTTAAGCTGCTAGTACTGAGAGGTCTTCTTCAAACCACTCATCGGGAAAGAAGGGTTCGTCGATGGCCCTAAACCCTTGTTGTTTGGCCCATTGGAGATAGGTCAGACTGTTAGGGTTCTTCGGGTTCAAACGCCCAGCCCCGTTCTGAAAGACGAAAACCAGTTCGACTTCGTTCACCCCTAGATGTTTTGCTATCTGTGGGTAATTGTCCCGAACCGCTTTGTACTTCGCCCTGTCTGCTTCGGTTAGAAGCCCCTTCACTTCCACCATTATCGTCTTGGTTGGGTGGGTCAGAAGGAAGTCTGGCGTGTACATTGCTGGCTTCCTGACATATGGAACCTTCTGTTTGTTGTGGGAAATACTCCCGTTGGCGTAGGATACTGCCCTCTCTCCTTTATGTTCAGGGGAGTTCGTTATGCTCCCCCCGTCCTTGTGGACTGCTGTACATTCCTGCACAGAGCAGACTATATCTTCATCCGTTCTGGATGTGCTGCGCTTCGCCCTACTTAGGGCTACGTCTTTCGACTAGTCGTTACACCTTACCAGTTCCCTTTCTTGGTTTGTGATGTACACAATGCTCTGCACGTGACATCAACTCAAGGTTAGTAAAGTGGTTGTTCAGTTTGTTCTCATCTTTGTGATGTACAACAAAACCTTTAGGTACTGAGGCTGCACCGTTCCACTTACCCCAAACAAGATGGTGTACTGGTACATACTTGGCTGTACCCTTCCACCAATCTGGTCTTAATACTACCTTGTAACCATTCTCTATACGAACTCCGACATAACGATTGCTAAAAGAACCTTTTCTAAGTTTCTTCCATGTGCTTCTATCGTTTGGCTGTCTCCCAATGTACTTTGCTACAGTGCGTCTTTGGCACCCAACAATAGAAGCTACGTCAGTAATCGTGTACTCTAGACGGTCTTTATAGGACCGTATTAAGTTTTTATCGGAGTCTGTCAGGAACTTAGTCTTGGCTCGGTATTGTCCGTTCTGGGGTTCCACCGAATTCACAGCATTCACTTTTAATAGTGTTCCCACTACCCGACCCTAAAGATTAAGGTCCGAATCGAACCCGTCCAGTTTCCCGTTCTTCCTCTTGTTCGATTGAATTCTCTTCATCTACAGTTTCCCCAGTACAATCAACACAATCGACAATAGAAGCCCCAAAACAAAGAGAATACTCAGGAAGTGAGGAGGATAATAAATCGTTGCCAATAGTAAGAATGTCATGATTGTCACCTATTCGTAATACCGGAACCTCGTCATAACCAGTAGAATCAATACTGTCAATGCCATCAATCGCCACCGTATCAACAGTTACCCATCCATCCAGTCCGCTAGCTGCGTCGATAGCAGAATCAACCACAGCGCGTACGATGCTGTTACTATGAAGTCCAAATTGTCCTTCCAGACTAGATGACCTATCGTCCAAATTGCTTGTAAGAAGTCCATCGTCTATCTCCTCGCTGCTACTGCTGTTATTAGAATCATCATCGACACCAGGGATAGGGACGCCACCAAAAACGTGTGCAGCATTTTTCTCACCTTTGTTTGGTTTTTCTTGGAAATGGTAGTCAACCCATTCAAGACTGGCTGTGCCATGCTGCCCCCACAACCGAGACACCTTAAGAGTTTTTATCTCTGTCTGGTTTCCCGAACGTGCCCTTTGAACCCCAAGCACTTGGTCTGAGTATTGGGCCAGACCCGCGCTATGCCGGATTTTAGCCAGCGTGGGATGGTTATCATCGGGGTCATCCTTGGACCTTGATATATGGCTGACCACAAGTATGTGTAACCCCAATCTGAGGGCCACTGACTTGAGTCCCGCAATTGCTTGGTCAACTCCTCTTCTCTCATCTTCTCCTCCATTCACAACCGCAGAGATGTGGTCTAAAACGACGTACTTGATATCGTGTGTCCGACACACATATTCGATTGTGTTGGTGAGTTTAATCGGGTCAATCGTGCCAAAGTGGTCAAAGAATTTAACATGCTCGGTGAGTCTGAAGATGGTCTGCTCAATTTTCTGCACTGAAAATTCTGGGTTCGTGAATACGTTTCCATGCAAAACCATCTCAGCCATCTGCAACAGTACGACTTCTGGGGTCATCTCAAGAGGGATGAAGAATACAGGTAACTGTTGACTGGCTAGGTTAACAACGAGTTGTCTAACTACGGCTGTCTTGCCGACTCCGGTACCCCCCACGATGAGGGTAACCTCACCAGGGCGAAAGCCACCTAATAGGTAATCCAGAGACGGGATTAAGGTGCTGACACCACGTCTTTTAGTCTCGTTGCTGAATAGGTCAAGTGCTTTAGTCCTAAGCGATTCATCAGAGATAACCCCTTCCACATTGATGGGGCGTGCGGCGAACAGTGATTGTTTGAACTCGTGGCCCAAACCCTTAGCCGACATGTCACAGGCGTCCTTAAAGCCCTCAGGTAGGTTTACCAGGTAACCCTTACCAGGCTTAAGGATTTCCATGATTTCTTGAGCGGCCTTGCGACCTGGAACATCCATATCAGTACAGACATAGACGTGCTGATATGACTCAATAAATTCAAGGTTTGCCTTCACATCTGCCACAGCAGTGGAAGCAGTGCGAAGAGAAACAGCGGGATAGCCCGTCATCTGGTAGGCTGCAAGGGCGTCGAGTTCCCCTTCAACTATGATAAGTCTTCGGTCACCGGAACACGCTTGCAGACCGAACAGGGTAGCCTTAGAAGAGTTTCCAACCCAGTAGAAACTTTTACCAGGCTTACGGACTTTGTAGGCTACGAGTTGACCATCCCTATAGTAGGGTGCCCACAGGTACCCATTTTCTCCAAAACCTACACCATACTTAGCACAGGTGGACTCTTTAATATCCCTATCTGACAGGGGTTTTGGGGTCACAATGATGTGGTTTTGTAGGCTGTGGTTATACTTGCATGAGGGTGTGAAGCAGTAGGATGTCCCATTATCAAACTCAACTAGGTTATCCTCGCTCCCACACTCAGGACACTGGAGTTTCTTCGACATAAAACCCCCCACTTAAAAAGTAAGCAGTTACTGGCGGTAAGTCAGCATCACGTAATGTCTCATAGGATAGTGTTGAGCTTGTCTGTTTCAATACCCCGTTGTTCCCGCGAACACAGTTTATAAACTGACGGATAAGGTCCGCAGGTTCAACGTGCTCGGTAGCGTCACCCCCCAAGAACCCATATAGAAAAGACAGGCAGGTAAACCCATCCA